TAGCCATCGCCGTAGCCGTAGCTGGAGTTGGAGCCGGAGCCGAAACCGTTTCCTACTGGTAGGAAGTTCATCACGCTTTCTTCAGGTCTCATTCTTTCCTCCTCAAAATCTCCGGCGTTCCGTAGCCGTATCCGAAGCCGAAGCCGTAGCCATAGCCATCTCCGGAGCCGTTACCGTAGCCGTCACCGTAGCCGTCACCGTAGCCGTTACCGTAGCCGTCACCGTAGCCGTCACCGTAGCCGTCACCGTAGCCGTAGCCGTAGCCGTAGCCGGAGCCGGAGCCGGAGCCGGAGCCGGAGCCGGAGCCGTAGCCTTTTCCTACCAGTATGAAGTTCATCACACTCCCCAGTCGTCCGACACAAGCACCGAGAAAATTTCAGACTGAGCCGGAATCTCGACCCGTGTCTTCATCTTCCGAAGTGTGACGTTGTCGTCTTTTGGATTTGCGATCACACCGTCGAATCCAATCGACTCCCACCTGAAAACCCATACCGCTCTGTCCAAAAAGATGCGATTGCCCTCGCGCGTCACATCGCCCGCAAAGATCCAACCGCGATCCACAACGACAACCGCGCGTGTGCCCGCAGCACGAACAACCGGCGCATACTCAATACCATCAATAATCACATTAGCCATTTTTACTTCTCCCCCTTGGTTACAAATGTGACGAGCATGCTTGGGAACGGTGCGGAATTCTTGACCCCACCGAACTTCAAACGCCCGCGCAGGAACTCTACTTTGCCGTGCGGAAAACACAGCTCGTGAAACCACTTGGTGTCCGTCCGCGCAGGTAACAGACAGACGACAAGACTGGCCGTGGTCCGTGAAGCGTGAAGCGCTTTGTCGATCCACAGCCCAATCTCCCTGCCATAAGGCGGATTCATCCACACCCGCCCTGACCATTCCTGCGACAATCCGTCCTGTTCCTTGGTGAAGTAATGCGCGCATTTCGCATTCTCAGGAGTAGCGCACACGTCCAAAGTAAAGTGATGCACGGCGTCCAGCCTGTCGAATAAATCCTGTGGCGTCGCCCACTCAGGTGTAGCGCTAGTGAATAGCCCGGTGTTGATCATCTTTCCTCGATTTCTTTCTTAACTAGACTCGGCATCAACTCTATAATAATCTTCGCGCACTCTAATGCCACCTGCCGGTGCTCTTTCTGGGTAGAAGAGTCGGTGCGAACATCAAGGTAGTGAATCCACGAACGGACGCTACCGTTCATATAGAGCACGCTCTCCATCATCCCCTCGGGCAGCAGGGCCCGTGCGACTTCTTTTGCAATGCCGTTTTCCCTCGCCCACTTATACCCGTCAAGTGCTGCTTTTATGATTTCATTCTGGTACGCATCCCAGCGTTGCTGTAACTCCGGGCCGACGCCTTCGATAGAATTCTGTCGGTTCTTAGGATCGTGCAGCCGCGCTTCCCGGAAAACATACCCAAGCTCTGTCGGATCGGCGTAGCGTTGCGAGAATTCCTGAAAAGAAAAACTACGGTGCCGTAACATCTGCCGGGCGATGTCCCGGGTGGTTTTGACCTCCATACAAACATTCACCAGCTCGAACGGCGACCAATGCTTGTGATCAATCAAATACCGCAACAACTTGTCAGCCGTCGCGTGATTGTCTTGGTTTTGCGGGTTACTCACTCGCGCGCAGTAAGCAATCAACTGCTCCGGGGCCATGATTCCCAGAGGCGTTGTGGTGTACGAGATTAGTCTTACGTGCATGCTATTTATCCCCCTCACGTAAGGCGGCATAGGCGCGCTTGACCACTGGAGCCATCATGTTCCCCTGCTCCGTTTCAAATTCGATGTGCTCAGCGGTCCAGCATTCTTCTGGATGGTACTCGTCCAACAACTCCTTCAAGGATTCTCTGAGCAATTTGTTCTGGTTCATTAGATCAATGTGATCTTGCAGCAAACAATCCGCAATCTTCTCAATCATGTCGTTCATGCCCACAACTCCTATTCCCATTCTTTTTCTAGCAGTCCATTCTTATCCATCACCGCGATCTCTATATCCACCGCTACTGCATACACGGCGTCAAGTAATAAAGGGTCGGTAATTTTCATATTTCCATTTATAATCTCGATCATTTCTTCATGCGTTAAACCCAAGCTCCCTCCTTTGCAGGACATCGCCTTAATTAAGGTTTTGGTTTTCATTTTCATGATATTTCAACACCGTAGATGATGCCGTTAAACACTCGTTCACTGTTCTTGTACAGTGTTTTGTTGTTGGCCTCATGGTACAGGGTCATGATGATGAACTTCTCATCTTCCGTGAACTTAGTTTTATGTAGGAATGTATAGGGAAAGTTCATAGTGCACTTGATACCATCATCGATGGTCGTCACTCGGATGTATGGGACCTTTGCATATTGCTCGCTCATGATGGCACTCCTTCTACTGTTCATGCCCACAGCTCCTCCTGTTCGTAATACCCCGCCATACGGTCCGCTTCATATTCCAGAAGGTCCCGCGCGTCCTGTTCAATCTCTTCGATCTCCGCGTCCGTCAGGTCGTAAACCCTCTCTCCGCCCATGAACACGTCGAAGTCGAGGAAGCCCTGCTCCTCGGGATACCACGTGTCCGGGTGGCCCGAGGACTGCCCGGGACGATCCGGGCAGTAGGCAGTGACGACAACGGTGGCGGGCTCGCCGCGCAGTGTGATGTCAAACTCCATGACGCACCTCCTCACGCTTCCACAGGCTCTCAGCAGAGCGCCGTGCATGCACGGCAAACCCGGCGCAAATGGTTTTCCCAAGCTCCATGAGCCCTGATTTCTTGTCCATGTCCAACTCTGGGTCGTACAGGTCCGCGACCATGTTGACGAGGTCTACGGGAGATGTGTTGAGCATCTCGATCCTGCCCTCGCGTTCTGTCCAGTCGGAGATGATGTAGGCCTGCTCCTGACGATGGAGCTTGTCCCATGAGCCTCGGCCCTCGGCCAGTGCGCCGCGTGCAACAGTTTCCCAGTTCATGAGCGCACCTCGTCGAAGTCACGGTTGAAGCCGACGAGGTCGAGCAGCTGGTCCCACTGAGCCTGTTTGTGCCACTCGGCAAGGCCCTTGAACCAGCGGACATTGGCTTCGCTTGGCAGGAAGTGCCAAGCGTCGTGGAACAGCGTCACGTAGTGACGGTCATCGAATGTGTATCGCATGATCTTCTCCTGTATTCACACGCTCAAACAGCGTGGGAGAGAGTCTACGTCCGGACTCTATCCCACGTCAACACCCTGTCACCGTTTTTTTGCGAGACCTCCGTGTCGAAGCCCCTGCAGGTATTTGTTGCGGTCTTTGATAGCCTTGAGCGTTCCCGGGAGGGATGGGGCCCGTGGTCCTTGGGCCTTGGCTGGGGCAGCCTTAGCTCGTGTCGCGGGGACGGCGGGTTTCGCCACCTTGGGCCTTACAGTGGGCGCAACGGCCTTGCGGGGTTGCGAGTAGGCCTCCTGTTCGGCAGCGAGCGCGTTCATATCACGCGTCCAGCGCTGCTGTTTGGCAGCGGGCCATGTATAGAAGTCCGGGGGCGGGGTGAGTTTTGGCATGACGGGTCCTTGGTTACTGTTCTCTTTATTGCGGGTTCCTGTATTGAGCTTGTGATCTGCTATTTGCAAGACTCACGCATCTTGATGTTACCTACTGTTTTTTTTATTTTTCTGCTTCCCCGATGTATTTTAACGAAACACCCGGAGAAATAAGGTAACTTGTCCCATGCTCGTCTTGCATTTCTACTGCGTCATAGCCTAATTGTTTTGCAATTTGGCCTCGCATTTTTTGAGCAACCATGCTGGCTTCTGCGTAGTCATCAGCCAATCCCGCAGACAAAGCCAACTCATCGGCGTCGCTCGTTTCTTCAATGATTGCTTTCCATGCCGATTCAAACTCTGGATCATTTTCCTTTATTTTTGTTATTTTGCTGAATACATCTAAGACTTTTTTGTACGGTAATTCATAGTTCAAATCGTAATTCGTTAAAATTTTATGCTCCGGAATATCCGCAAAATAATTGTGACCGGACCCATGCCCGCGCACTTTCCCGACAGACGCAAAAAAACCATCAAATGTCCCGCCCTTTGGGACTTGCTCAAACCCTGAGTCGTGCCCCCCGTGGTATAAACGAAGATATCCTTCTTTTTCTGGAATATCTTCGGCGTTACTTGCCGCCATTTTTTGAGCACCCTCCCCAGTCCCAATTTGCGAAGCCCTGAACTCCCCAAGAGGATTGTCTGGCGTAGGCTCAAACTTATGCGGGGTGCCGTGGTACACCGTGGGCATGTTGAGGACGCCGGGGGCATAACGCGCCGTGGCCACGCCCGGAGCACTGACGTTCATGGCCATTTCCATGGCCTGTTCTGGCGTTACTTCCTCTCCTTCCATCGCACGGCGAGGGAGGGTAAACGCATCGAGCATTGACTTGGCAGTATTGCTATAGCCGAGGCCCCACTCTCTTTCCTTCTCACCCTGTTTGTTCTTTCGCATGCGGACGGGAAGGACGTTTCCGTATTCCCAGCCGGGCTCACGCTTCGTACTTCCAAGGGCGGAGCGAATGAACTCGTTAACGGAATCCTTCTTTGGCGAAGAGGGCTTCGGAGAAGAGGGCTTTGGCATGACGGGTCCTCAGATGAGCTTTTTGATCAAACGGTCGAGGTACCACTTCGCTTTGCGGAGGTCCTCGACGCCGTTCTTTTCTTTCCAGCGCCAGATGTACTTAACGACTTGTGCGGTGTAGACGGCTTCGAAGCCGGCGAGGTTTTCAGTCACCGCGTCGATGCAGTCGATGCACTCAAGGTTGCCCCTCTGATAGTGCGCTGGGCGATTTACGTTGTCGGTCGGCATTGCGTGGTCGCCGAGCACTTGCCAGCGGTCTGGCTCTACGGGGACGAATTTTTTCATTGAGGAGAATCTCCCAGCGGTCTGGCATCTGCAGGTCATAGACTAGGTAATGGATTGCGCGGCGTAGGGTGTCGATGTCATCTCTGAAACTCCCTAGGCCAAGATTACATGGTGAACACAGCAGGCCCCGCACGCGCTTGGACGAGTGACAATGGTCCACGAACAATCGTGAGCGCGACGGCGGCTTTTGGCAAATCTCACACACCCCTCCAACACTTGCGATCATACGCTGGAGCTGGTCGGAGGTTATGCCGTATCTTTTTTTCAAATCCTCTTCGGAGCGTTTCTTCTTGGCCTCTGGGCCGCTGCGATATTTTGCGCGTAAATATTTTTGGCAGACTTTGCATGTGTGCTGTTTGCCGAGAGGTTTGGTTAAGGATGCGAAAAATTCTGTGAGGGGTTTTATTTCGTGGCAGTAACCACAGCGTCTTTTATTTTGCAGTCCCAAAA